TATTTGCATTATTTTTACTTGGATATAACCATATCGCTAAAGTATTAAATGGATCTACTGCTGCTGTTATTCTATCTGAATATGCTTTGTTTAAATCTTGGTCAAAAAATCTATTTATTTTTTCTGCTCCAATCGGTAATATTTGATCTCCATTAATTTGGAAAAAACCATCATCAGCATAAAAGAAAACTTGTCTATTATCTTGACATACACTTTGTCCAAAAACAGCTCCTCTATTAGGAGATATAACTGAAAAACGAAACACTACATTTCCACCAACAAAGTCCATTCTAGTTATTTGATTTTGTCTAAATACATAACCAACCTCACCAGAAGTTATCGCAACTACTTGACCACCTGAGCCTGGTAGAACTTGAGTATCTGATGAACTAACACCAGCTTCCCAAACTGAAATATCATTAATACCTGACCAAGCAATTTTATTTTTTGCGTTCTCTATATTACCTGTTACCAAGAAATCTCTAATGACACCACTTACTCTAAACTTAGCAGGTACTGTTCCTGCTGTTGCAATACTCTGTAGTGTTGCAAAGTTAGTTGATGTACCCATTAAATAATACATTGGAGGATTAACTCCATTACTTGCTATGATGTATTGTCCAAATTGTGTAAATGTAAAAAAGTCTGTATCTGTACCTGATATAGTTAAACTACCTTTAACAGATGTAAAAGTACCAGATGTTAATTTATAAATATTGTCTTTAGTTCCTACAAAAGTAAATACTGTATTTGTATTATCTCTAAAACTACCTGCACCTTTTGCATTTTGTGTAACATTTGATGCACCACTATAAGCTACCAAACCTTTAACTGGTTTATAACTTGATTGTGCATGATAAACATTAGTTGCTACAGTTGCACCTGGATTTAAATTATCTGGTTGGTCTGGCAACCATTCGCCAAAAGGTAATTGCATATATTCCTATTATAAAGTTGAAATGAATGGAGATGGTACAGAAGTTACAGTTCTTACTTGTAAAGGACTTCCATTGTATTCATCTTCTCTATCATTTAATTCTAATCTCTCAAGTGCTGTTGCAAACATTTGTTGCCATGTTTGAATTTGTTGAGGATTGATACCACCTAAAAAGTTCGCTGCATGAAACAAAGAACCATACAAATAAATTGCAGGGTGATTTTCTAAAATAAAATTTGTTGCAACAGTTGAACTTAGAGCTGGAAATTTTTTAAAGTAATTCATTACAGCAGTATAAGTTGCATCTGGTTTTGGTGAAAATCTTAATGTATCTCCTAAAATTGTAAATGTAGTCGGCAAACCAGTAGTAGATGTTCCACTTGTAGTGTCCATTGATGATGGTGTTGTATAAACTAAAGGAGTTTTAGTTTGACCACTTAATATGTAAAAATTTCTAATTTGTAAAAAGTCTGTTGGTAAAGCTGCTGTTTCTGCATTAACAGTTATATTAACTTGAGCTATCATTGATCTAACTCTTAATTTAGAATTAAGATCAGCTTCTGTTAGTTTAATAAAATCATCTTGTATCTCAGTAGTTAAATCTGATCTGTTAAGCCAGTTTGCTATTGATGCTTTTAAAGTTGTGTATGTAGTTAGTGCCATATTATTTATTTCTTGTTGTGTAAATTAAATTAGATAAATATTTAGAAAAATCTGTTGCTTCTTCTTCAGTATCAAAAGTTATAAAATCTTTATTTTGTAAAGAAATTTTAAATGCTTCATTAATTCCATTTTTACCATCAAATTTTATTAATCCATTTTCTGTCATTCTAACAGTTGGAAAAAGATATATTAAACCATCTTTTTCTACACTTGCTGTTCTAACAGTTTCATTAGCTTCAGTAGTTGGTGTATTAATATCTAAAGCTCTTGTAATCCAATCTCTGTTAGGTAAAGGTGGATTTTTATTTTGTAATAAACCTTGTTGTACTTGTTCTTCTTTTATAAAATCAAGCAAACCCATTATAAATTGCCCTCTGCTGTTCTAAAATATCTAAATTCAGAACTGTTTAATTTTTCTCTTAATATTTTTTTTTGTATATCTCTTGGTAATTCAAACCAATTACCTTTGTTTTGATCTTTGTGATATTCTTTACACCATATCTCAAGAACAACTACTGGTATTGATGCAACTCTTTTTAATCCCTTGTCAGGACTATAGCCATCATTTTGATTATATAATCTTTTATTATTTTCTAAAATAGGCTTAACATCTATTGATCTTTTTTGAACAACACCATCTGCACCATTATCTAAAAAGGTTTCTGTAATACCTTTATCGTCTGTTTCTTGACTTATTTTTTTCATCTACCTTGACCTTTGTATCTAGTAAGTTTTTTATTTAACTTCTCACTTTTTGAAAGATTCTTTTTGTGCTTACCTAATTTAGGTGGTTTATCTCTTGGAACAAAATGAATAAACTTTTGTTTAGCCACTAGCCACCCATTTCAGTAACAGAAATCTTGTTACCAGATGAACCTATACAAGCACATTTATGATTTGGAGAAACTTTAAAAATTTCTGGTTGATCTGCTGGTATAAAAATACTTGTAGCTGTAGCAACAGGTGCTGCACCAAAATTAATATGAACATCTGAGTCTGAACAAACTCTTACATATTGTGTAGTTGAAGCAAATGTACCAGTCGCTGTAGAATTAGTATTTGTTAAAGCTACATGATGTATAGTACCTGGTCTTAATCCATAATTAAAACTCATAATTTATTTTTCCTTTATATTTAATATTTTCTTTTTTTTACTTTTTTGCCTTTTTTCTTTGCAAAGGCTTTTGCTTTTTTCATTCCAGATTTACTGTATGAAAACTTTTTTTTTCCTACCATTGGCATAATTTATTTCCTATTTAGTTAATTGGTATTTGTGGGGAAGTATCGCTAGACAAGATCCCCACAAAGATTGTAATTATCTTCTGATAACAAAAGTTATTTCCATTTTAGAAGTATTTGTTGAACCACCATTAGTGATACATTCAATTGTTCCATCTTCTTCAACTCTATTAGCAGCAGTTGGTTCTGCTGTTGCAACTCTACCTGCTGATCCAGAAGCTGTATGACTTATAGCTCCACCAGTTACTGCAACACCACCTATTTCAAAAGAGATAGCTGCTGTTCCTGTAGTAGTTGCTTTGTTGTGTGTAATAATTTTAATTATTCTTCCACCATCTGGTACACAAACAAAAGTTGATGATCCAGTTGATACATCTGGAATTGCAGATGTTATAAAGTAGTCGTTAAGTGTTCTCATGTTATTTTCCTATTTTTGTATTGCTTCGTTCCGATTATAAAATCTTCAAAGAAAACAAAATTGTTTATTAATTAATAAGAGGGGAAATTAATCCCCTCCTATAAATGTTTTGATTAAGCTGCTGTTAAATCAAATACAGCACCACTTGCTAATTCGTTTTTAGAAACAAGTGTGTATTCTGCTAACATAGCTTTTTTCTGTGCATCACCAGTTTTTGCAAGATCCATAAGTTGGAAATCTCTTAAAAACGCAACTGACCACATATCAGGTGACAGTACAAAACAATCTCTATTTCTTGAGAATCTGTTAGGTACAACAGTCATTGATCCAAAGTCTGACTCATAAATGTCAATAGCAGCAACAAGTCTTTTGTCCTCTGCTGAAGTCATTTTAGTAGAGCCACCAGTAAATCCTGATAGTTTTTGTTTGTTGAAAGAACCAAGCATGATCATTGATGGATCACCACCATTATCCCAGCATTGTTTTACAACATCTTTTAATTGTGCTTCTGTGAAAGCTCTTTGAGTTCCATCAGTTCTAAGTATGCCTGGAGTATCAACTCCACCTACTGCACCATTAGCACCATTTGCTGCTTTGCTAGTGTTAGCTTGAATCCAAGATGGCAGACCAGCTAAAGTTCTTGCTGCTGCTGCACCACCTGCACCTTTTGATTGGTTATTTGTAAGAACAACTTCCATATCTCTTTTTAGTTCTTTTGAACTTTTTGAGATTTGGTATGCTAGTTCGTTATTTCTTCCAGCACTATTTACAGTATCTTGCGTACCAGAAACAATTACAGATTTTCTTGAAATCTGAGTTTGGTTATTGATTCTGACAGTTGGATTAACTGCTAAGAAAGTGATTTCATCACCCTCTACTTGAGCATTAGTTGCTGCTTGTGCTAGAGCATCAGTTTGCCACTCATGGAGTGTTCCAGATGCTTTTTCTTTTCCAATTGAACTCATGAAAGGAGTATCAGTAGGAGAGATATTATAGATTATATCTGATAAATCTTCTCTATTACCAATAGCTGCATAAGTTTGGAATGTATTTGCTACGATTGCCATAGTTTTTTATCCTTATTGTTGAGGTTATTTATTGTTAATCATATCTAAAAATACATCTTGAGCAGCTTTCATACTGCCAGATTTTTTTAGACGACTAAACTTTTCTCTCCTCAATTTTAAGTTAGCTTCAGATTTGCCTTGCTTAACACCTGATGAAAAAGGTTTGCTAGGTTTAGTAATCTTTTTTGCAATATTCGGTTTTGAATTTTGCATACTACGATACTTCATAGCATCATTAACCAACATCACTATTCTATGATCATACACTTGAGCAACTTCTTGGTCATTAAAACCATAATTGTTCAATGTACTTTTCATATTAGCTTTTATAGTTGAAGCCTTTGCAGGATCAGAAAACTCTGGCATCTTAGATGCTAATTTTCTCTGTTGGTCTTGCAAGAAAGAACTAAACTGTTGTTTTTGTTCTGCTTGAGCTTCTTGTAAAGATTGATTTAAAGCATTTTGCTTTTTCTTCAACTTTCTTTCCACTCTTGCTGCTTCTGTTGGATCTTCTTCATACATTCTATCTAAATCAGCAGAATTAATTTCTGCGTTTAGGTCTTGTTGAGCAACTGACAATCTCTGATTCAACTCATTGAGTTTTTGAGAATAGTCTTGTCTTTGCTTTTCAGACTCAGATTGAAATTGTTTTCTTTGATAAGAAAGTTCTTCAGTCTTTTGTCTATAGTCAGCATCTCTTGAGTAACCATTTCTCAACTCATCAAGGGTAACTTCTAATTCTTGACCTGCAACTTTTACCTTGTAGGTGGAATCTTTTAGTTTCTCTTGAGCATCAATTTGTTCTTCGTCTTGAGATACATCTTCGGAAGTTTCTTCTTCAGTTTCGTCTTGCGACTCTGCTTCTGTTTCTTCTTCCTTTATTTCCTGTTCCTCTGGTTGATCTTCTTCAGATTCCTCTTTTGTGGGTTCAGGAGAATTTTGTTTAATTTCTTCTTTAGGTGGTTCTTGTTGTCCAATAGTTTCTTCTTCTTTTGGATTTAATAAACCATCTAATGCTTTTGTTGCTTTTTGCAAATCAGTTTCAGATCCTTGTAGTGGGTTGCCTTGATTTTCTGACATTGTTTTTCCTTTTTAAGTTAAGCTCCTCTTGTGAGGTTGGCTTATCCTAAACTTATTGTTTAGAATTTTTTATTTTTAGTTTGATTTCTAAAATCTTCTAATTGTTTTGATGCAAGTTTCCCTGTATCAATCATTTCAATTAAATTCTGTTCTACTTTGCCTACCATTTGATATGCTAACCAAAGTTTTTCTCTGGTTTCATGTTCTTTTGCACCAGTATTAAATAAACTACTAGAATATAATTCCCTTAGTTTATCAAATGATTCTTTTAATAATGGATTATCAAAAAGTTGTTTAGCTTTGTTCGCCTGGCTTAATTCCTGGTTGAGCTTGTCCTGTTCTTGGTTGTTCATCAGTTTTATCTATCTGTTGTGATAATCTGTTTGCTGATTCTTCTGCTGCAAAAAATGCTTTACCTCTGTTTGAAACAATAACTTTATCTAGTTCTGCTTCAGCTTTAAGTTTAGCACTATCAATTTGAGTAGTATATTTTAGCTCCATCTCTTTGATCTTAGTTTCAAAATCCAAAACATTAGCAGCATTATTGCTTTTAAGTTTTTTCATTTCTAATTCTAATTCTGCAAGTTTTCGTTTTTCTTCACTTGCTATTCTAGTAAATTCTATTTTCTCAATAGGAGTTGGTTTAGGTTCAGGTTTAGGTTGAACCATTTGTTTTCCTTGATCTGGATTAACAAAATAATTTTCAACATTTTTAAGTCCAGCATTTTCAACAATCTTAGTTAAACTATTGTAAATGTTTTTTAAGCTCACCATTGGGAACTCTTGACCACCTTGTAATTGAAATGCTTGAAGTTGTCTTTCCAAAATATTATTTAAAATAACAATTTGTTGATCTTTAGAACCAGCACCAAGTCCAACTGTAATAGTAACATTATATCTGTTTTTCCATTCAGTAGGTTTAACTGGTACAAATTGATTATTTAATTCTACAATTCTTTCTTTGTCTTGATACTTACAAGTAAGTTCAAATATTCTTTTAAATAAATCTTTAATTCCTGTTTCAGCAAATACTCTAGCGACCAATTCCATTCTCATTTGAGATTGGCTCATTAAAGTATTTACACCTGTTGCAGTTTTATTTAATGATTTTGCGTCAAGTCCTTGAGAATATCTTGTAATACCAGTTCTAGTTTCTCTAACAGTATCTAAGTATTCTAATAATGGAAATGCTTGTTGCGAAATAGTTTGTGATTGCATTGGCATCATTACTTGATTTGGTGGTTGTTTAGTTCTAACCACTCCACCTGGTCTTGAAGTAAGTAGGTCGTCCAAGTTGACCATTCCGTCCATGATTGCAACTCTGTTATTATTAGTTAAATACATATTATCTAATAACTGTCGCATAACAGTTGATTTAACTAACTGCACATCTTCAACTAATTCAGAAACTGATCTACCATAAAATCTGTGTGGCATTGGGATTGGAGTTAAAGAACAAAAAGGAATAAAATCGCAAGGCATATTCTCTAAAATTGTATAACTACCAGAACCTGCTACTGTTACTTTTCTAAGTTCAGCAATACCATCTTCGTCCATATCCACTCTAACATAGCACTCATAGATTTCTACATCTTGTGTACTTTCATCTGGTGCATCATTTAATGGATTTTCTTCTATGTCAGAATATCTTGTTAATCTTTCATCATTTAAAAGAACTGTACTTTGAGTTGGAAGATCATCTACAACATCTCTATCAAAACCCATTTCAATTAAATCGGATCTTGTTTTTAAAACTCTATGTGCAACAAAAGTTGCATCTTCAATATTCTTTGCAGACTTTTGAATTAAAAATTCTTCAGGTGGTATGTTTTCTATTTTAACTTTACCATAATTATTTGTTCTTTTAATAATCACATTATGGATCATTGGAATAGGTTGCTCAGGCAACTCTTGACCTTGTTGTTCTGCTAAAGCTCTTAGTTGTTCTAATTGTGCTTTTGCTTTTTCATCTTCAATTGATTCTTCTTCAACAACTTCCACATTATCACTATCTAATAATAATGAATATTCTTGGTCATTTAAATTTTCATAAGTTTCTTGCTCAACCTTTTTACTGTCGTCCCAATAAACTTTGACAATACCATTTTTCTCAATCAACGCATCTTTAAACCATGTATATAAAATTGAGAAACCTGGATTGTCTTTATTAAAAATATAATTTACATAATTAGTTACTTGTTCAGCTTGTGCCACATCTTCCGATTTTACTGGCTCACATTTAATTACTTGATCTGATGCTGTAAAAATTTTAAGTAAATTAGGTAAAATAGTTTCAATAGTGTCAGCTACATCTGTGCTAACGACTTGTGATCTACCATCAATCTCAGTACCTAATGGTTCTCCCATATAGTATTCTAAAGATTTTTTTCTTTGAGATGATAGGTTTCCACCCATATAACCCATAGAGTTATTAATCTCTTTGCTTATAATATTTTTTAATTCTAATTCTGTTATTTTTTCTGCCATATTAAACTATATAATTTGTTTCAACTGGAATGGTTGATTTCCAATCACTAACTTCTACACCCTCACCTACTATGCCTGTTCTAAAAGAATCAGCACAATGAGAAGCATAGTTGTGCAGAGGTTTATTTCTAAAACATTGATTTTTGTCGTCCCATCTTTTTTGGTAAGCCTTTAAATTCTCAAGAGCTTTTTGACATTTGTTTTTGTCAAACCAACAATTAGGAAGTGCTTTTCTGACAGCTTCAATTCCATCTTCTATAGATAGTTTTGGTGCTACTTCAAAAGCAATACCTAATTCTAAAGCACTCTCCAATCTTGATTTACCAAAGTTACCTATTTCTCTAACTTTAATATCATGGGGAGCTATATGCTTTGAATACTCATATTCTTTTCTATTAATGACATCTACATAATGATCTAAACCCTCACCAGCATTTTCATAATAATCTATTAATCTGATTTCTCCTTTGTACCTTTGGACAAACCATATCGCTGTGCTGTCATTTAAGCCTAAATCAAACCAAGTTTCTGTATCAAGGTTCTCATCATACAGATTGTCTGTAATGCGTCCCTTAGACTCTAACATCTCTATTAAAGCACCATAATAAGAACCTGTTATGGCAGCTTGGAAAGAACATTCAAATTCTTGATCATAAAGATCATCTGACATCATTTGCTTTGCAGCAACTAATTCATCAGGATCTAAAATATTAGTATCACTAGCTTTAAATAAACCAGCATACCAATCTTTATTTTTTTGTGCATCTTTATAAAGTTGATAGAAATAATTTCTACCCTTTGGTGTTCCTATAAATACGCACCAACCTTTTCGGTCTGCCAGAGCTGGTCTTATGACTTCAGGAAATATAGTTGGCTTGATAGATTGTGTTTCATCAAAAACACAACCATCTAAAAATATACCTCTTAGAGCCTGATCGTTCTCAGCTCCAAGAATTGTAACCCTTGCTCCATTTGGAAGATCACATCTTAATTCTGACTCATTAAATTTTGTACCAGGTATCTTACCTGCGAATTGCTTGATGTAATCCCAAGCAGTAGATTTACCTTGTTTAAATGTTGGCGATATAAAGGCATATCTAGGGTTTGGCAAAGGACAAGTAAGTGCTGCTTTAATCATGTGATTAACTAGCATTACTGTTTTGCCACTTCGTCTGTGAGCTACGATTACATTAAATCGGTGCTTATCAATTTCTTTGTGCAAAAAATTTTGCAATTCTCTTGGTTTATATGGAATGACTATTTCTGGCATTTTAAAACAAAACCCCCCTAATGTACTGTAACTCCTCTAGGTACATTTAATAATTGTTCAATGCCAAAATCTTCCATGATGTGAGATGAAAAGTATCTACATTCTCTAAGATCGTTAAATCCACCAAAGTGAACAACAACAGATTTACTGCTTTCCATAATATAAATTACTGCTGAGTAACCTTTTTCGTTGTCGTCAAAATCCATCATTAAAAATTCCTAATCTAGTTGTGTAAAGGTTCTATCGTTATTAGCGAAGCGTCAATTTTTTTTTTGCTGGTGTCCCTTTTTTTGACCCCCCAAAAACCTCAGAAACTAACCAAAAATAAAGCTAGTTGATTGCTAATCAATTGGTAAGTGTAATTTAATAAATAAAATCTTGGTGTTTGGGTGGTCATGTTGCTTTGATGTTGCAAAATAAATAAATAATCAATGCGATCATTAACATTTGATGAGCTTGACCAATCAATCTTTATAAATGTACTGTATAAATTTGGGTACAATGGTTGAATAATATTTAATACAATCCTTGTATTACTTAGCTTTTATTACTGCTGCCACTTAATCTCTATTGGTTTATCTCCACCATTTAGAGTCAATTTAGTATCTTTTCCATACCTTACAGGACTTAAAACAGAGCTTAACCACTTAGCATTGGATTGCATTTCTTTAATTAAATGAGCAAATGGGAGTGAGTTGTCCATCTTACCTGAGTTCTCAAGTGTATTAATAGAGTCCATTAATTTATCTTGTGCCTCAGCTATAACCATCTCAATGCCTATTTTTTTACAAGTATAATATTGATCTTGTAATTTTTCAGAGTCTTTTAATTTCTGACTAAATGTAGCCCATGAAACCATCTCAGGATCTTTACAAATCTTTCTTATGCTTTCACCATTACAGAGTCGTTCTAATATTTTTTTTTCTATTGTCTTATTATATTTAATATTTGCCATAGTTTATAATGTTTCTAATGTGTTTATTATGTGTGATATATTTATCACACTATTTAAATTCTCTTTATAGTTGTTTCTTTCACATTAATTAATTTAATATGATGTTGACATTTAGTTGACAGTATTTAGTTGCTCTGATATTAATTTAGTATGTTTCAAATTAACTTAATAAA